TTAGGCTGTCTCGTTTTCAGCCAGAACCGCAGAAGTGTCCAAAAAGTGTCCAACCTGAAACGCCAAAGGGTTGAGATTGACGACCTCCGCCATATGCCCAGGACTGAAATGAGCGTACTTCTGAGTCATGGCCAGAGTCGCGTGACCGAGCACTTTTTGAAGGGTGATTATGTCGCCGCCATTCATCATGTAGTGACTGGCGAATGTATGACGCAAAACATGGGTCAGTTGCCCAGCTGGTAGATCCAGCTTCGCAAGCTCGACAGCCCGCCGGAATATGTCATAGCAAGGCTTGAACGGTAGGGCCTTCAACAGCCGCCGCTCCAGCTCCTTGGAGATTGGCACAGTGCGATTCTTACTCGACTTCGTCTTGTGGTACTGGATGCGTTGCTGGCGCACTTGGCGCGGCTGTAATCCCTCAGCTTCGCCCCAACGAGCACCTGTGGACAAACACACCTCGGATATCAGCAGGGTGTCACTGTCCAAGGCTTTCACACACTCCAGGAAAGGGCCGATCTGTTCCCGGAGCAGGTAGGCCATTTCCGTTTCGTCAAATCGCAGACCGCGGACATTGTCCAGCGGATTCTCGCCATCCCATTCCCCTAAACGCTTCAGCTCGTTGAACACGGCCCGCAAGTAAGCCAGCTCATGGTTGAGCATGTTCGCGCTAACAGGCCTGCCAGGCTGCCCATCCTTGGTGTACCTGGAGTGTTTGCCCTCGGCCCGCTCAGCACGATACTGCGCAAAGTCCGCGGCGCTGAACTGCGTAGCCATAGGGTTGCCCATGCGCTCTGCCATCAGATCCAGCAGATCCTTGCGCTGCTGTCCCGTCTTCAACGATTGGCCGTGGAGCTTGAACCAACGATCGATCAAATCCGTCAGCCTTCGCAGGTCGGCCTTGGGTTTCTTCTCATACTCCCCTTTTACCCCCTCCCCCATGGTTCGGCGCTCAAAGTACAACGCCTCCCCCTTGGTTCGGAAAACCTTGCGAATACGCAGGCCATAACCACCCTCCGGGCGGCAGTCGACCTTGTAGCGGCCATCCGCCAGCAACTTGATAGACATAGGTTATTCCGGACTGACTTGCCCGCACTCAGACGCCGTTAGGTCGGTCATGAGCCATAGGGTGTATTTCGTGAATCGTGGATGGTTAACAATCTTCAGGAGTGCGGGCGCCCCTACCTCGATAAATCCAGCTTCATATTTTCTGAAAGTGCTTTCACTGAAGCCCAACAGCTCGCAGAACTCCTTCTGCGTCAACCGCTCAGCTTTTCGAATCAATTTGAATTTCGCGGCGAAGTCCATCAAGCCCTCTTGACATGTTCCTTGTAAGGAATGAACATGTTCCTCGTAAGGAACTCATGTCCCATATTTCCCATAGGGTAGCTAGCGAGGGTATCAGAATGAAGATCTGCATTGACACGCCATACGTAACAGTCGCCGAGTTCGTTCGGCGCTCTGGACAGTCCGACTCAGCAATCCGAAAGGCAGTAGATCAAGGAATCTATCTCGTCCTACCTCCCCCTCCCGGCTCTAAGGCCGTCCTTATCAATATGGTGCACCTGGCGATGGAAGCGGCCGAACAAGCCGAGCGCGCGCGCGGCGGTAAGAGCAGCAAACCAGCCGGCGAGGTGTAAGTGAGCAACGTGACAAACCGCCGCCGGCCTGATTTCGACAGCATCTATAGCAACGAGGTTGTCGAGGCCCTGAAAAATGACCGGGAACTGGACTTCAAGAGCATCAGCGAAAAGTCCATGCAGAAAGGCATTTGCCCCAACTGTGGCGAGCGCCGACTGTTCATCAGCGTCAAGAAACCATGGGTGCTGATGTGCAATCGGGAGAATGAATGCCGCTTCACCGAGAAGACCCGCGAGCGCTACAGCTACTTGTTCGAAAACCTCAGCGAACGTTTTCCCAGGACACCAGAGAAACCCAATGCCACGGCCGACGCTTACCTGCAGCGCAACCGCGGCTTTGATATCAGCAAGCTGGCTGGCTGGTATGAGCAAGGCCGCCGCCAGTTGCCCAATGGCACCTGGGCCGACACGGTGCGGTTCGCACTGTTCAATGGCTATTGGGAACGCCTGATCGACGCCAAGGCTGTGGAGCTGCACGAAGGCAAGAAAGCCCACGTCAAGTACGGCACCGACTACCAGGGCAAAGGCTGGATGCCGCCTGGTATGACCATCGAGAAAAGCGATCGGGTGTATGTCGTGGAGGGCATCTTCCACGCTATCGCTCTGTACCTCGCCGGGTTTAAGGCCATCGCCTCGATCAGCTGCGTCAACTTCCCCTGGGAAGTGGTCGAGGCCAATAAAGGCAAGTTGGTCACCTGGGTTATCGGTCTGGACGATGACAAGGCCGGCCATAAGTACATTCCCAAGTACCTGCGCCAGCTCCGCGACATGCGCGAGATTGGTTGGGTCGCCCTGGCCGGCGAGCAAGATTGGGACGACGTGTACCGGGACGGCAAGCTGGACGAGAACTTCATGGATGACGCCTGTTATCGCGGTCAACTGTTCACAGCAGAGAGTTCGCGGAAACTTGCATACCTGGTCTACCTCCGTCGCCCTTCCGGGTTCTACCTGGTGGAGTTTCGCAACCAGCTGTTCTCTGTTCGCGTCAACCAGGCCGAGCTGACTAAAGCGCTAGGCGATGACAAGTTGGAGGGCAATCGAGAGATTTTCTACAGCACGTCACGCATCGCTCAAATATCCAACTGCATTCCAGATCTGGACTACCTGGAAAAGGACAGCATCACCGGCGAGCAACGCTACCACTTCAGCTTTGCGTTTCCGGATCAGAGCAGGAACTGCCAGGCCGCCTTGTCGTCCGGAGCGATCGCAGATCCCCGCGGCTTCATCAAGGGCATGCTCGACTTCACACCAGGCGGAAACTTCGAAGGTGGCGCGCGCGAGCTGGCCATTCTCAAGGCGAAGTGGCTCAACGACGTGCGACGGCCTGTACGTACTGTTCGCAGCCTGCCTTTCCTGGGCTACGACGAGGACACCGGTACCTACTGTTTTCCTGAGTTTGGGTTCCAAGGCGGCCGCGAGTTGCCGGTGAACAACCATGGCTTTATCGAGGTAAAAGGCCAGGGCATCAAGACGGCACTATCCACCATCAAGTTCGAGCGGGGCGAAGACTTCGATCCGTCCTGGTTCCCTGACTTCCTGGCGGTGAACGGCATGAACGGCCTGGGCGCATTGTCCTGGTGGACGGCTTCCCTGTTCGTCCAGCAGATCGCCAGCGAGCAAGCATCATTCGGTTTCCTGGAACTGACCGGCGAACCTGGTGCTGGCAAGTCGTCCTTGTTGCGGTTCCTGTGGCGGTTGCTAGGTCGCGAAAACATGGAAGGCACCAAGCCCAGCGGCTCAGGTGCAAGCATGGTCGGTTTGCTCCGAGCCTTCGCCGAGGTGAGCAATCTCCCCATGGTGCTGATCGAGTCTGACCGGACCTATACGGACGCCCAGGGTCGTACCGTGACGGTGCAATTCACCTGGGACGACGTGAAACCCATGTTCGACTATCACGCCCAGCTGCGTGTAACCGGCGTAAAGACTGGAGGCAACGAGAAACGGGTGGACATATGGCGCGGTGCGCTGGCGATCTCGCAAAACGCAAGCGTGACCGGCGACGAGGCCACCCTGTCCCGCATCGTCCACTTCCACTGCACCAAGGACGGACACAGCCTGGCCCTCAAGCCTATGGCCGACCGCCTCAGAACCATGAAAGCAAAGGAGCTGGGTGGCTACCTCCGTCACTGCCTGACCAACGAAAAGCTTTGGCTGGAACGCTACTTCGACGCCTTCCCCCGGTTCGAGCGTCGGCTGATGGCGAATCCTGCAATCAAGGAAATGAGGATCTACCAATCCCATGCCCAGGTCATGGCGGCCGCCTTCGCTACGCAAGCCTTTTTCCCGGACTGGACCGATCGGGACACCGACTATCTGGCCGACCACATTGAAATGCGGGCCATTGATCGCCAGCAGCGATGCAAGTCCGAGGACTCCATGGCCGCGAAGTTCTGGCAGATCTACCACTACCTCAATGAGGACGTAGTGGCGATCAGCGACCGTGACGGCGACCGCGAAGAGATCCGCGAGACGTTGAATCACAGCATCAACAAAGAACTGATCGCCATCAACATCGAGCACTTCCAGCAGCGCTGCAAGATGGCCGGTCAAGAAATGATCCCGGATGCCCTGATACGTAGCGCCTTACCCAAAAGCACGACACACAAGTTCATCGAGACGCGCAGAGCACGCTCCCGCATCGAAAAACGACCTCTGAACCTGTGGTTCTTCAGCAAGCGGGAGGGCGGCTGAAAAGTATGGGGCAGCTATGGCCAGGGGGGCTCTTAGGGATATCAATGGATTTTGTGCAAAGTCCCATGTTTTGTCTGGAACATTCGGAACATTTCTAGATTGATAATAAAAATATCAATAAATACAGGTAGTTAAGCAATAAAAAATGTTCCAGCAGTACCGGAACACACTGGAACACACCGGAACAAAATCCGTTCCGGCATGTTCCGGCAGTGTTCCGGCTGGGACTTTTCACCGAAACATGGCTACAGCCCTTATTCCACGTGGCCTGCAGCCATTTTCAGCAAAAAACATGTTCCGGCATGTTCCAGTAGTACCGGAACATTTTGAATTCGCTGGAGCCCCCGTAAATCAAGGGCTCCAGAAAACCAGCTTTCAAATGTTCCGGATGTTCCGGACGTAAGAAGGGACTACACACGTTTTTATTTGCGCGGGGATTCCGCGTCACCACCAGAGAGAGGTAACACCATGCAAGTTCAAGTCATATCCGGCGAGATGGCCACCGGCAAAACAACGCGGCTCCGTGCCATTCAGGCCGAACTGGAACGCCAGGGCTTACCCGCTGAAATCCACGTCGGGGCGAACTGCACCACTCCCTACTTTGTGAACCTGGTCCGCGACCAGGCCATGACCGGAGCCAAGTACTTCCTGGCCGACGACTGCACCCAGTTTCAGATCAAAGCCGTCATGGAGCTGAAAGCACAGGGCCTGCGCTCCGGCATTCCATCCGACTTTGTCATGCACTTGGTGCGCCAAGCGTAAGGGGGAACGAATGATCATTCACTACAGCGCCAATACCTTGGTCGGAGAGCTTCTGTTGCCCTCGACCTACGTCGATATGTGCACGCCCGAAGATCTCGCGGAACTCGCCGCCGCGTCCCATTGGCGGGACCATCCAGAAGAAACCCCGATGCTCGTCACCGTAGTGCATTTGCAGAACGTGGACGGTCACGATTTGGGCTTTTATGAAGTGCGCAGTGAACAGCGCCAGGTATTCACCGCCCGCCAATTGCGGCAGGTGTGAATGAAAGACGGTGTCGAGGAGTTGCAGCTCCCCGACACCAACCACCACAAGAGGAACAGCACAATGCAAGCACAGCACCCAAGCAGCAGCGAACACAAGGCTACCACAGCCCCTACCCAGCCAGCTGGCAACACGTTCAGACCGACGCGGCCGATGTTGGCCATGGCCATGATCGGCGCCGCTCTGATCGGCTACCAGGTGCACAAGAGCCCCGACGCCCGGCAACACCTGGTCAACCTGGCGGACATGGCCTCAAGCCTGGGGGATCTATCAGAACGGGATGCGGCCGTGGTCGCCGATCTGCTGGCAAAACCCATCATGCCGCCCCACATACAGGGAGAAACCCGTTATGTCTTTTGACCCCCAACAGATGCCCTGCAGTAGAACCAAGCCCATCACCGCACACATGCTTGGGATCAGGCTCTGCACCGCGGCCCGCGAAGCCAACCTGGATAGAGAGGAAATGATTCTGCGCGCCTCGATCAATGATCAGTTGTCCTTTGAACTGACGGTGGAAAACTTCCAGGTCAATGACGACGGGGTTCTGATCATCACAGTCCCGGCGGAGGTCATGGCCGGCACCATTGATACCGCCAATGCCGAACAGAAAAGGGGCGAGCCATGCTAATCGATGGCCAAATGATCGCTATCGACGACGCGCAGTACGAGAACGTCCGTCAGCAGCTGCAACTGCCTGCAGGCTATATGCTGGTCGAAGCAACCCGAATGCTCATGCATCAAACCGGCAATGGACTGGTACAGATTCCGCTCCCGCTTGGCTACGTCGTCGGAGCATTCGAAAACCTGGAAGGGCATCGCCAGTACGGGGTTGTCGAGCTGACCAGGCTCAAACACCCCATCTAAACCAACATCTACTTAGGGCGCTTCGGCGCCCTTTTTTGCGGCTGGCCGTACTGCAGGACGAGACATTGAGCAATGCTAATCTGATAAATAGCCGGATAAATCTGAAATCATCTGACTGATTTAAAGATCGCGAAATGATTGCAAAATCGTACAACCCTAGTGAGAAAACCACCCACCCAACTTTGAAATGCAATCAATATATCGATAGAAAACATAACAATGACAACGACGCGCCAGGCTAAATACCTCGGTACAATATTATTATACCGACTCATTTCATATCGACACCTTCGTCACGCTGGCGCGGCGGCGTCTCCGCGCCCTTACATACTTACTTACTTACACATGTACGAAATTAAACTTTCCTGTATTCCTACAAGCCGTTACTCCACGATTCCGTTGGCAGGAGGGTCTAAAAAGCCAAGACGCCAGCAATTGCTAGGCAAAAGCAAGATCACTTGCGTGTCAGAAGCCTTACAAAAAAATAGTTCACAGGATTTTTTGTATTTTTCAAGGGGGTTAAAAACCGCTTGACTCGCCAAATTTGATACCTAAACTTAAAACCATTCGAGAACAGCCAAACATGGACTTTTGCAATGAGTGACGCCCAATCGAAATTGACAGAGCTGATTGATGACGTAGAGAACTTTGGTCATAAGTTCACGTTCTTTGTTCATGCCGTAAGTGGAGACTCACAACTATCAGGGCGCGCTCTTACGGGATTTCTTGAGTGCGGTTTAGAAAGCCTTGAACAGTTCAACGCCATTGAAGAGAAGCTGAAAAGCTACAGGGAAAATTGCATTCCCAACTGATCGAATATTTCACGCTGCTTAGCCCGAGGCATGGCCCGAAGACGGTCGAACAGCAGGCGATCAACCGCCTGCGCCGACGGGCTCAACGTGTGAGAAAAAGTGAGGTTCGCAACCCATGTGTGCCCACAGTGGATCGCATCGGTGCACTGACAGTAGAGCTTCGCAAACTCATTCGACAGATCTTCACGCGACACAATCCGCCCCTTGTTTCCACAAGCCTTGCAGTACACCCGCATCCTCTCCCCTCCCCAAGGTTCCGTTTAAGGCACCATTTTGACACAACATCTTGTGTCTTCAGTGAGTTACGCCCGCTAAATCAAGGATTTTCTCCAGGCACCACGGGATCTCTCCAAGCAATCCGGCGATCGGGCCGCAATGTGTCGTTCAACTGGTTGAACAACTGACAGATCGGCCGGATCTCGTTACTGGTGTAAACGCGATCGATCTTTTCGATATCGCCAAAGCCGGTGCTGTTTTCCGGGATGATGCCGGCCAGCGCAGGGTTCATCCTCCAGGCAGCGATTACGTCATTGCGCGTGATGTTCTTCACCTTCTCCAGCTCGTCCTTGGCCTGGAAGTCACCGACCGGGATGATCTGGATTGCCTTCTCCGTTCCGCCCGGGATGTTCACGAACATCGAGCGGAAGTTGCCCACGCCCTTACTCGCGCTGATCTGCTCGCGCAGGTTGTCCTCGTCTTCTTCCGATAGGTTCGCGTCGTTGGTGTAGAAGATGTACCCCGCATGCGCTCCGTTGCTGTAGTAGCGCCGACGGAACAGCGTCGCCGCCTCATTGAGTAGCAGCGACTGCATGCCGCCCAGGTATTCAGGGATCCCATATACATTCTGTTCGACGTCATAGTTAAGGACGTGCTCGATCTCGTCCTTGTCAAACTCGATCTCCTGCCCGTTCGGCTGCAGCATCACAAACCCGCCATCGACTTTGACGCGCATGTTGATGGCCGGCAGGTGCTCCAGCTCCATGACCTGGCCGAACAGGTTGAAATGGCGCAGGAAATAAGCCTCGCCAAATACAACGAAGTCCAGGAAGGCAGGACCCGCGGTCGCGACACCACAGCCTTGGGACGGGATGAACTCACGCAACAACAGATTGCGCTTGAACCCTGGAATGGCGCCGTGATGAGCATTTGCGCGCAGCAGCTTGGCCAGGCCCTGACGCGATACTGGCGGCGTGTAGATCCGGCCGTTTTCGCTGGCGAAGACGCCCAGGTACTGCCCGATATTCTCTGTCAGCACCTGCTCCGGCGCTCCGAACGAGAACGCCCGTGTGGGCCTTGATTCCTGCTTTACCTGCTGCTTTTTTCGCTGTCTGGCCATTACCTGATCCGGTGATTGCGTAGCGGCTGCGCCGCTGCTTGTTGGTGTTGAGTGGTTCATGGGCCAGGGCGTGCATGATCGCCCAAGCCACGTCTGCATGCCCGGTGGCATCGGTACGTGACGCGCTATAAGTCACCTGGCCGCTATTGGTGGTGCCGCGCTTGATCGTCAAGAACGCCTGGGCGACGTCACTCCAGCCAGCGTCCCATTCGATCCGGCGTCCTTGAATCGTGTCCTGGGCCTTGAGAACCAACGTGTTCTTGGCCTCAAGGCTGTAGTGGATCGGCGTCGCTCGCGGATAGAAATCGCGCACCAGGTCGAACACGCCGTAACCGATGCCAGTCGTGTCGATGCCAATGTGCTGCACGTTAAAGCGCTCGGTGAGCTTTTTGACCTGGGCCGCTTGAAACGTGAACGACTGCCCACGCCAGCTGTGTTTCTCCAGGATCCTGAACTTGGCCCCGGGCTCCAACGGCGGCGCAATAACAACGCACGTGGCGTCGTCTCGGGTACGGCTGGGGTCATACCCAAGCCAGACGGGGCTGTTGCCGTATGGCCGGGCGTCGTCGGGGTCGTAGTCAGTCCACAACGACAGATCCGAATAGCAGCGCTCCAGGTCCGCCAGGGAGAACGCGCTTTGGGTGCTGTCGATGAATTTGCACATGAACAGCTGATCAAAGCGGTCCTCGTCGTTCTCCAGGTGTAGCCGCTCGATGTTGAACAGATTGCAGCCACCGGCCTGGGCGTCCAGAACGGTGATGACCTTGCGCCACTGACCATCGGGGCACAGGGCGCCCTGGTGAATCTCCGCCTCGCTGGGCCAGTCCTTGCCCAGCTTCTTGCCGCGCTTGCTGTTGCGGAACTCTTCGCCTGTCCAGAACGGATAGGCTTCGTGTGTAACGGCGCTCGGCGTCGAGAAGTAGGTTTGCCGCCACTTTTCATGTGCGGCCATACCGCTGGCCACGCCCTGGATCTTGTCGAAACGGGGGATCCAGAAATATTCGTCAACGTAGAGGTGCCCGTGATAGCTCTGCGCCGTGGAGGCGTTGGTGGACAGAAAGCGCAGTTCCGCCCAGGGCTTGCCGTCTTTACTCAAGACGATAGGGTTACCCGTCAGCTCTATATCGAACCACTTGCTGGCGAAGCTGATGATGTAGCTGCGGAACACTTCCGATTGGGCGCGGCTCGCCGACAGAAACAGCTGGTTGTCGCCCGTCAACACCGCATCCATGAAGGCTTCGGCCGCGAAGTAATATGTCAGTCCGACTTGACGGCTTTTCAGGATGTTGCGGATCCGCGCCGTCAGCGGGTTCTGTTTCGCGGCCAGCAACTCCTGCTGGTAGCCGAACATGGTTGAGGTGAATTTCTCTAGGAAATCCACCTCAGTCAGGACGGATATGTCGTTCTTGGCCTTTTTCTCGCGCTTCTTCGTTCCCTTATCGCTACGGTCACGGCGTTCACTCCGGGGCCGACCGCGGCCGTCTTGGTGCTCTGCCGAGGGTTCAACGGCCGGCGTTGGCAATGGCTTTTGCGATTGCGCGGCCAGCCGTCCGCGCAATGTGGTCAGGCGGTCCAGCTCGTCCAGTTCGCCCTTGGTCAAAGTCTCCGACTTTTCCAACAACAGGGTGATTCGCCGGCTGACGGCCGTCAGCGGTTCCTCGTCGGTCAACATGTCATCCCAACCGCCCTGGCGGATCCAGTAGTAGATGATCCGGATGTTTGGCAGGTTGAGCTGCGCCTGAATTTCCCGCGGCTTGTGGCGGCGTAAATAGAGGCGTTTGGCGGCTTCTTTAACTTCTGTCGAGTAATACATGGGCCGCAGTCTATGCGGCGAAAACACCAGGAACGCGCAGTTAAATTCCGCAATTCTCCTAGAACGCAAATATAGGAGAACAGCGGATTTGAATCGTTTGTTTGACCTCCTGCAGCTCCCTATCGTGGCGGCACCAACCACCGATAGCGCAGTTAACACCCATGCCACGCTCCCTTGTTTCGTTCTGGAAACGTGTCGCAACTAGCGGCATGACCGCCGATGGTCGCGAGATCCCTGCCCAGGACCTGCGCGATATCGCCGAGACCTACAAAGCCTCTTTCTATACAGCTGTAATCTGGTGCGACCACGAACGCTGGCCTGGTTCCCATGGCACGGTATACGCCGTGCGCCTGGTCGAGGACGGCGAAGATTTGCAGCCTGGTGAAGTGGCTCTGGAAGCCCAGCTAAAGCCCAACGATCAGTTGCTCTACCTGAATGATCGCGGCCAGAAGCTGTTCACCAGCATCGAAATCACCCCGAACTTTCGAGGCACCGGCAAGGCATACCTGACCGGCCTGGGCGTCACCGACGAACCCGCAAGCGTCGGCACCCAGGAACTGTACTTTTCGAAGCGCTCCAACAAGACCTCTTACTACGCCGCGTCAGTAGCCATGGGCTCGTTCCGTGACGCCCAACCCCAGGGTGAAATCGGCCGGCTTGCGGCCATGTTCACCAGCTTGTTCAAGCGCTTCGGCCTCGAAGAATCCCCCGCAACCCCGCAACCCCCAACCGAGAGCACACCCCGAATGGATGAAGCTACAGCCAAAGCGCTGCAGGCACTGCTGGAGCAGCTGTTGCTGGTCGCTGCCGGCATTCAAGCAGTAATTGAGCCCGCCACCGAAGACGCCGACGAACCCGACCAGGCACCGATCGATGATGTCGAGAGCGCCGTTGCCGAGATTGTCGAGCAGGCCGCCGCCGATCGCGAATTTGCCCGCCGTGGTAACACCGACAAGCGCCTGGCCAACATCGAGTCGCTGCTGACCAAAGCTTTCAGCACCGTCAAAACCCGCCAGGTGCCACGCACCACCGGCGCTGCCAAGCCGGCCAAGAAGCGGGTGGTCTGACATGAGCAAAGCACTGTCCACTCACGCCCTGAACCAGTATTGCCTGCTGCGCCTGGCGATCGCCGAGGCATATAGCGTTGATGACGCCAGCCAGCAATTCAGCGTCGAACCGTCCGTTGCCCAGGAGCTGAACGACAAGATCACGGAAAAATCGGACTTCCTGGGCCGAATCAACGTGATTGGCGTGTCGGAGATCAAGGGCGAAAAGGTCATGCTCGGAGTGTCCGGTCCGGTCACCAGCCGCACCAACACCAAGACTACTGACCGCGAGGCTCGGGACGTTTCCAGCCTGGACGGCATCGGGTACGAGCTGTTTCCGACCGAATCCGATGTAGGCCTGCCCTACGCCAAGATCGATGCCTGGGCGAAGTTCCCAGACTTTGCCGAACGCTACGCCGCTGCTGTTCAACGCCAGATCGCGCTCGACCGGATCATGATCGGCTGGCACGGCACCCATGCTGCGCCGCAGACCGACCTGAAAGCCTTTCCGATGCTTGAGGACGTGAACAAGGGCTGGCTGCAGATCGCCCGCGAGCAGATCCCAGCCCAAGTGCTGAAAGAAGGCAAGACCGCTGGCAAGGTCACCCTCGGCGTAGGTGGCGACTACGCCAACCTTGATGAGCTGGTGCACGACGTCAAGCAGATGATCGATCCGGTGCACCGCGACGCCGGCGACCTGATCGCCATCATCGGTAGTGACCTGCTGGCCCATGACAAGGGCAAGCTGTACGCCAAACAAGGCGATACCCCGACTGAGAAAGAGCGCATCGAAGGCGCCCAGGTAATCGCAACCTACGGCGGCCTGCCGAGCTTCATCGTGCCGTTCTTCCCTGTGAACGGGGTGGTGGTCACGAGCTGGGACAACCTTTCGATCTACTACCAGGACAGCAGCTGGCGCCGCCAGTTGATCGAGAACCCGAAACGTTCGCGCACTGAGGACTACAACAGCCGCAACGAGGGCTACGTGATCGAGCAGCTTGAGAAATTCGCGGCAGCTGAAAACGTTGAAGCACTACCATCCCCAGCGCCAGCGCCTCAGCCATGAGCCTTGCACTCCAGCACAAGCGGCGGACCCTGGCCCTGGGTCCGGTTTCCTTCGACGTCGGCGTGGTAGCGGCCTACTCGGCCGACACCGCCTTGAGCAGTCCCGCGAACGCCCAGAAGCACCTGCAGCTGATGCTGTCGGCCCTGGACGTGGACCTGGACCGTATCAGCGCGATCAACAGCCGAGACGACCGGCAACGGCTCAAGCGCGATGAGCTGCTCCCCAAGTACAGCGACTACGTGACGCGCTACCGGGAAAGCGGCCTGAACTACCCCAACCCGGTGTTGATGCAAGTCCTGGTGTGGTTGTTCGACACCGTGCAGTTCGAAGAGGGCCTGGAACTTGCCAACTTCGCGATCGAGCAGGGCCAGGCCATGCCGGAGCGCTTCAACCGCGACGTGCCGACCTTTGTTGCTGACGAGCTGATCGATTGGGCCGAGGCCGAATATAAGGCCGGCCGCAGCCCTGAGCCCTATGTCTCAAACCTGCTGACTTGGGTAGACGGTCGCTGGGATCTGTTCGAACGCATCCCGGCCCGCTACCACAAGCTGCTTGGCATCTTGGCCATCGATGCCAAGGATTGGGCGAAAGCCATCACTCACTTTGAACGTGCCACCGAGCTTTACAAAGAAATTGGCGTAGGGACGCGCCTGGAAGGTGCCCGCAGGGCACTGGCCAAAGAACAGGCCTCGAAGGCCACCGAATAACCGACTCCCCCCCCCAGCGGGAACCCGTGAAACGAGTCAGCCATTTATGGCCCGCCCCGTTGAAACGGTGTTTCCCGCCCTATTTGAGCGGCCAGCAATGAGTTTTTCCGGGAAACCCACCACCTTTGTGGATCAGAAGATCGAGAACGACGGCTTTTGGCCCGACCTGTCGCTGTCTGAGCTGCAGAAAGAACAGCGCCTGCCGGCGGAGTTCCTGGTGGAACTGATGGCTGACGCTGTAACCATGGCCATGATCGAGGTCAACGACGACCTGGCCAAATTGAAAGCCCGCTGGCAGGCCGCCGGCATCGACAACGTCGAAACCGCGGACTCCAGGCTGCTGCCTGAGCGATCCCACAAGGTCAGGCTCTACAAGCGTGCTGTCTACTGCCGCACCAAAGCCAGCGCCCTGCAGCAGTTTGCCACCGTCACCCGCCGCGAAAGCGCCGAGAACACCGGCAAGGAAGCCCCTGAGCGCGAATCCACGTTCTTGGCTTTCAGCCAACAGGCCGTGCGCGCCCTGCAGGGCCGTGGCCGCATCACGGCGGCGCTGTTATGACCAAGCTGCAGGCGCTGACCGCCTATCTCCTGGAACGCCGCCTGGTCGAGCCTGAACAGCTCGACAGTTGGACGGAGCAGGTAACGCTGGAACTGGTTTGGAAACCCGACCTGGACGGCATGCACCTGGGCGACATGCGCTACCGCGCCGCGCTCGTCCTGGAGCGCTTCGCCGACCACCCGGCGCGGCTGATGGCCCTCATTGGCAGTTGGCTGGAAACCCACGATCCGGAACGCGATCGGCATGCACTACCCGCGCCGCTGTTCGCCGTCGAGCCCCAGGACAACGACTTGTTCGAGGTGGACATAACCCTGGAGTTCGTCGAACCGCAATACCTTTCCGAGGATCCTGCAGGCGAGATCGAGGCCTTCGGCAAGACCTGGGCTTTCGTCCCGTTTGATCTGTGGGTTGCCGAGCATGGCGAGGTGGCCACCGATGGCTGAACGTAGTGCGTTCACACTCGACGCACGCGGCCAGCTGGGCGTGCGTGAGCAGCTGGCGCTGCTGAGCCTGCCGCCGCAACTTCGGCGCCGGCTGCTGAACCAGGTAACCAAGCGCGTGCGGACGATGAGCCGTAAGCGCGTGCGCGACCAGCAGAACCTGGACGGCTCGCCTTTCGCACCGCGCAAGGGCGACGGCAAGGGCAAAAAGAAGATGGAAGCCGGCCTGGCCAAGCTGATGTTGGTCACTCGCCTGAGCGCCGACGAAGCCGAACTGGGCTGGCGAAACGCCCTGACCCGTTGGGTCGCCGCCCAACAGCACAACGGCGTCAGCGAACGTCGCACCGCGGCGCAGATGCGCCGCTGGAACAAGACACCCCCAGGCCTGGCGGCCACCGACAAGCAGGCCAAGCGCCTGCGCCGGTTGGGCTTTCGCGTGCGCCAGGCTGGCAAAAAGACCCTGACCCGGCCGTCAGTGGCCTGGATTCAGGAGCATGTGAGCTACGCCAAGGCCGGGCTGCTGATCCGCATCCTGGACGACGAACGTCGCGAGTCCACCGGCGCGCAGAGCTGGGAAATCACTCTGCCGAAACGCCAGTTCATCGGCGTGAACACCCAACGCGACACCAGCCTGTTGGTTAACCAGGTGTTGCAACAAATCCTCAATTCCCCCCGCTAACGAGGCACTGCATGGCACTCGGTCAAGTCACCGTCGACAATCTCAATCTGGGCCAGGGTGCCGTTAAAGAGATTGAGCGCTATTTCCTTTTCATCGGCCCTGCCAGTAAGAACGTCGGTCAGTTCATCCCGCTGAACACCGATAGCGACCTGGACACTGCCCTGGGCATTCCGGCCAGCGACCTGAAAACCCAAATCACCGCCGCCCGTCTCAACGGTGGCCAGCGCTGGGCGTGCATTGCCGCGCCGATCGGCATCGAGGGCGAATGGGCCCCGGCGCTGGAGAAGGCCCAGCAGCAAGGGTTCTCGGTCGAGGCCGTGGTGATTACAAAGCCGGTGACCACGGCCGCCGAGCTATCGGCCATGCATGACGCCGCCATAGCCCTGAACAATACCTATGGCCGCCGTGTGTTCGTCATGGCATCCACTGCCGGCATCACTGCAGAACAGACCTGGTCGCAATACGTGACCGGACAAAAGGCCCTGGTGGCCAACCTATTGGCGCCGCGCGTCCTGGTCGTGCCGCAACTGCATGGCAATGACCTGGGCGTGCTGGCCGGGCGCCTGGCCAATGCGACGGTCAGCATTGCTGACAGCCCGATGCGCGTGGCCACCGGCGCGGTGCTGGGCCTGGGCTCGGTGCCGGTCGATGGAGAAAAAGTGCCTCTGCCGTCGGCGGTGCGCAGCGAGCTGGACCGGGCCCGGTACTCGGTGTCGCAGACCTATCCCGACTATGAGGGCGTGTATTGGGGCGACGGCAACATGCTGGACAGCGATGCCAGCGACTACCAGGTCGTGGAATACCTGCGCATCACTGACAAGACCGCTCGCCTGATCCGTCCGCTGCTGATCCGTCGCGTAGCCGATCGCCGCTTGAACAACACCCCCAACAGCATTGCGGTCAACACCAACCAGCTGATGGCGCCGATGCGTGCCATGGCCAAGTCCACCACCTTTGCGGGCCAGGTGTTCCCCGGCGATATCGAACCACCGAAGGACGGCGACCTGGTGCTGAACTGGCTGAGCAAAACCAAGGTCGTGGCCTTCTTCAAGATCCGGCCCCTCAACTGCCCAAAGGACCTGCAGGCGAACATCGCCCTGGACCTTTCCAACGACAAAACGGAGTAACGCCCCATGGCAAAAATTGGCGGCAAGAACTTCGACGTGAGCCTGGGCGACCTCTCGCTACACGTCGAAAGCTGCACATTGGACATTACCGACAACTCGGCAGTGGCCCAAACCCGGGGCGTGCCCGATGGCTACGTGGATGGGGACGTGACGGCGGCCGGCGAAATGGAGCTGGACACCACCAATTTCAATGTGCTGATCGACGCGGCGCGCTCGGCGGGCAGCTTCCGCGCCCTGAAACCCTTTGACGCGGTGTTTTTCGCCAAGGCTGGCGAGGACGAGGAACTGCGCGTGGAGGCCTTCGGCTGCCGGGTGAAGCTGTCCAGCCTGCTGTCGATCGACCCGAAAGGCGGCGAGAAGAGCAAACACAAGGTGCCATTCGACGTCACAAGTCCGGACTTCATCCAGATTAACGGCGTTCCGTACCTCGACGCGGCCGAGATCGAGGGGCTGCGCTGATGGTGTGCCCGTTCGACCGCGCCCAGGCCTTGGAGCAACGCCAACGTGACCAGGCGATCGCCGCCCAATTGGCCCAGCCGCGCCCGAGCGGGCCCAGCCATACCCATTGCCTGGACTGTGACGACCCTATTCCGGAGAAGCGCCAGGCCCTGGGCGGAATGATCCGATGCGTGCCCTGCCAGACCCTTTTCGAGCGTACCGCACGATGACCACCCGCCTGCAGAAAACGAAAATGGAGATCCGCATGGCTCTCTTGGAACAGCGCCTGGACGACCTGGTTTCACATCATGAATCAGTGCCCGGGCGCGTCACGCGCCTGGAAAGCGAGTTCAAGCAGTTCACTGCTGAGCTGGCCGCCCTGAACGAGGGCCAGCGCGTTCTGACCGCCACTGTGGCCGACATTGGCACCAAGGTCACCCGTGTACTGGCCATTATCTCTGTACTGGCTGTGGTCGCGCAGATGGTCGTGCCGGTGCTGCTCCGGATGGTGTTCCCATGAGCCTGCGCCAGAAGATCCTCGCCGGCACCCTCGGCCTGGTCCTGGGCAGCGGCACGCTGATGGCGTTTCTCGGCAAATGGGAAGGCGAAGGCCAGAACGTCGTATACGCCGACAAGCTGGCCCGGGGCCTGCCGACTGTCTGCAAAGGCATCACCAGGTACACCAGCCCTTACCCTGTGATCGTTGGCGACTACTGGTCGCCGGCGCGCTGCGCCGAGGTGGAACAACTGGTGGTCGAGAAGGGCCAGTTGGCCCTGGCGGACTGCCTGGATAACCCACGGATCAGCCAGAACACCTTCGACGCCCTGAGCAGTCATGCCCACAACGTGGGCGTGGCCAACACCTGCGCGAGCCGTGCCGTTGGCCTGGTCAACGCTGGCCGTATCGCTGACGGCTGCAGGGCGATCGCCTGGGCACCTAACGGCAAAACGCCGGTGTGGGCATTCGTCACCGACGCCCGAGGCCGCAAGCAGTTCGTTCAAGGCCTGCACAACCGCCGGCTGGACGAGATGGGGCTGTGCTTGAAATGACTTTTTCACCGTGGCGCCTGGCGCTGTTCGCGTTGGTGGCTGGCCTGCTGCTGTGGGCCGCCTTCGACTGGCTGACCGACCAGGTCGACGAGGCCCAGCGCGAGCGCGACCAGGCGCGATACGAACGGGACGGCCTGCGCGAGGCAGCCCGCCTCAGTGGCGAGTTGCTCGCTGAGCGTGACGCCATCGACCGTCAACGAACCCAGGAACTGACCCATGAACGCAATCAAAACCTGCTGCTACAGCGTGCTGTTGACGCTGGCCATCAGCGGCTGCTCGTCAAAGCCGCTTGTTCAACCCGGGGCACCACTGATCCCGGAGCCGGCGGCCTGGCTGATGCAGGATCCGCCGAACTCACTGCAGACGCTCGATCGGATTATTTCACCCTCCGCGATCAGCTCGCCCTCAGTCGGCAAATGATCCTCGGCCTGCAGGGCCACGTCCGTGTCCTGCAGGACTACGTCCGTCGTGCCTGCGGGCGCTGATTCACCCCTTTCATTCAATCCAATAGGAGCAACACCCATGACCGAACGCACCGAAATCACCCTGGAAGTCGGCGAACAAGAATTCACCTTCACCCTGACCCCGGCGGACGTGACCAAGTATTTCAACGCGCTGACCCAGAACAACAAGGTTGCCCCGGGCAACAACCTGATGATGACCACCGTTGCCCAGGATCAGCGCGCCACCCTGAAACCGCTGTTGGCCAACCCGGTGATGGTGATGCAACTGGCCGGCGCGCTCCTCGAGGAGTACGCACCGAACGTTGAGGTGATCGTAAAAAAGCGCTCGAGCACGCCGAGCGCCTGACCGAAAACGGCCTGGGCCAGCTGATGGCCCTGACAAACCGCTGGCTACCTGGTGCCGAGCCCACGCCCGAGGCGATGGGCACGGCCAAGTGGCTGGAGGACGAATACTGGAGACGCATGGAGTTTGCCGTGGCTAGCGGCATCGCCCTTGCGCTGAACGGGTAACGACTTTGGCAGACCGTAGCGCCAGCCTGGCTTTCATCCTGAGCCTGACCGACAAGGTCACCGCGCCCCTGGGCAAGGTGAAAATGGGCTTTTCCGATCTGGCCGAACAGAGCGAGAAGCACATTAAAACCATGGGCCTGGGCTTGGGCGGTCTGACGGCGGCCGTGGTCGGGATTCAGCAATCCCTAGCGCCAGGGCTGGAGGTCAATCGCGCCCTGGGCGACATCCGGTCGCTGGGCGTGGCCGATGACGCGCTGGCCGCGCTCAACGCCAAATCGCTGGAGTTCGCGGTGAACTACGGCGAGAACGCCCGGGAGTTCGTGGCCTCGGCGTACCAGATCGATGGCGCCATCAAAGGGCTGGTCGGCAACCAGCTGGCCACCTTTACCAACGCCAGCAACCTGGTGGCCAAGGCCACCAAGACCGACGGCGAAACCATGGGCGAATACGTCGGCACGCTCTACAACCTGCAGAAAGTGCAGGCCGACGCCATGGGCAAAGGCGCATGGGTCGAGCGGTTGGGCGGCCAGACCGCGCTGGCGGTCCAGCTGTTCCGCACCAGCGGCGCCGCAATGAAAGACGCCTTCAAGGAGGCCGGGGCGATCGCCACGACTGCAGGCGTGGACCTGGCCGAGCAGATGGCGGTGATTGGCACCCTGAGCAGCACCATGGAAGGCGGCGACGCCGGCGGCCGCTACAAGGCGTTTTTCGAGAACATCGGCGCCGCCTCGGAAAAGCTGGGCATGAAGTTCATCGACCAGCAGGGCAAGCTCCTGCCGATGATGACGATCCTGGACAAGCTGCAGGGCAAGTTCGGCGACCTGACCAGCGCCTCGGCCGGGACCAAGCTGCTCGAGGCCTTCGGCGGCGAAGGCGCCCAGGTGATCGGCGCGCTGGCCAAGGACACCGGCCGGCTGCGCAACGGCATCGAGCAGCTGGGTAAGGTGCGGGGCCTGGAGAACGCCGAGCAGATGGCCCGGGCGATGGTCGACCCGTGGCAGCAATGGGCGTCCCTGGTCGAGGTCATGCGCACGGTGTTTGGCCAGGTGCTAATTCCGGTGCTGACGCCGTTCATGAACAAAATGGTGGCTATCGGCAAAACCCTGGTGCGCTGGTCGCAGCTGTTCCCGAACATCACCCGCGTGATCGGCATCACCGCGCTGACCATCATGACAATCATTGGCGCCATGTCGCTGCTGACCCTGGTGGTGGGCATCGCCAAGATGACCTGGTTAGGCCTGGTCACCGTGTGGAAAGTCGCCCAGTTGCTCAGCCTGCGCACCGTCGCGGGGTTCATCCTGCAGAAGCTGGCAATCCTGGCTTACGTCACGGTGATCTACACGCTGAGCGCCGGCCTGGCCCTTATTCGCGGCGTGATGTTGCTGTGGCAGGGCGCTATCTGGCTTGTGAACGCTGCACTGCTGGCCAACCCGGTGGTGTGGATCGTGATCGCCATCGGCGCCCTGGTCGCGGCCGTGGTTGCTGCGGTCGTTTATTGGAACGAGTGGACCGCGGCGCTACTCAACAGCGAGGCCTTCCAGTTTGTCAGCGAGCAGTTGCAGGCGCTGTCGGATTGGTTCAATTCCATGGACGGCTGGTCCGGCATGGCCAAGGCCGCCTGGGACAGCATCGTCGGCGTCTTCACCAAGGCCATCAATGGCCTGATCGAGATGATCAACAGCATCCCCGGCGTGAACATCGAAGCGCGCCTGGGCGCCATGCCGGAGGTGCCCGGCATCGAGGCAGCGACCAGCGCCGCCGACACCGCCAACGCCGCGCAGAAGGCCCAGCAGACCATCAATGCGGCCATCCCTAGCCTTTCCCCGACGCGGCCGTCAGCAGTGCCGCCTGGCGGCCTGCTGACCCGCATTCAGAACAACACCAACAACCAGAACAAGGGCACGCATGTGGAGAACGTGAACATTCACACCGGCAAGGCCATGACCCCGCTGGAAATGGAAAACATGGTCGCCATGGCGGTGGGCGGATGAGCGAGTACGTGGACCTGCTGATCGTCGACAACGACCTGGCGCTGGATCCGTCGCACCAGCCGCGGCCGATCGAGGACCGCGCCTGTATCGCCCAGGACATTGCACACATGATCCGCGACAGCGCGCTACTGGTCACCCTTGTGGCCGAGCGCGACCGCCTACGGCAACGCGACTGCATCCAGCAGATGGAGCTGCTGGTAGAGGATGACGAACGCCTTGTGCCGGGTACGGCGCGCATCACGCAACAGGAGCCAGGCCAGTATATGGTCACCGCCAAAACCCTGAAATTCGGTTCGATTGAGGTAAGTCTGTGAGCGAGGTCGATTTTAAAAAGGTGATCGCCGATGCCGGCATTCCGACCACCGAGGCCGGATTGAAGGCCGCGTGGGAAAAGGAGGTCGAGGCCCAGGGCGCCAAGGTCGCCAACACCAGCAGCTATTCGCCATTCTGGCGGGTGATGACCGCGCTGGTGACAAAGCCGGTGCTGTGGCTGCTGGACTTCCTGAGCCTGACCGTGCTGCCGAACTTCTTTGTGAAAACGGCGGTGGACGCCTGGTTGGACACGCTGGCATGGGCGGTCAACGTCGAGCGCAAGGGCGCAACGAAAGCCCAGGGCAGATTGCTGTTTACCCGGGCCACGCCGGACGGCGTCTTGGAACTGGAAAAGGGCATTGCAGTGCAGTCGGCCGCAATCAATGGCAACGTTTACCAACTGGTCACCACGGCGCCGGCGACGTTCCAGCAGGACCAGCTGCAGCTGGCGGTCCCGGTGGAGGCGATCGATGCCGGCAGCGGCTTTAACCTGGCGCCGGGGTACTACGCCATCCTGCCGGTGCCCGTGCCGGGGATCGTCCAGGTGGTGAACCAGGATGGCTGGCTGGAGTCCCCCGGTGCGGATCCGGAGCCGAACGACCAGCTGCGCCTGCGCGTGCGCAACCAGTTCTCGGCGGTGAACCAGTGGCATACCGACGCGGTGTATCGCGCCATGATTTCCGCCTTCCCGGGTGTGCGGCCGGATGGCGTTTACTTCGAGCACGGCGCGCCCCGTGGCCCGGGCAGTGCAAACGCCTACGTGCTGTTCGATGCCGGCGTGCCGGCGGACAGCTACCTGCAGGAGATCAACGCCCATATCCGTGATCTGGGCAACCATGGCCACGGCGACGACCTGCTGGCCATGGTCATGCCTGAAACCCTGGTCAACCTCCTGGTGACCGTCTGGCCGTTCGCCAACCAGACACCGGCGCAGGTCGCTGACCTGCAGCATGAGGTCGAGCTGTTTGTGCGCGCCGCGTTCCGCGAAAGCACGCCTCGGGACTACCAGCCGACGCTGACCTACCCGCAATCACGGTTCAGTACCAGCCGCCTGACCGAGGAACTGCACCGGCAGTTCGCCGGCATCGAGGCGGTGAAGTTCACCCCGACAGACGACATTGTCAGCGGCCTGTCGATCCCACGCCTCGAAAACCTGACGGTGATGATGAAGTGATAAAGCTGAAATTGCCGTTCTGGCTCGCCGGCACCGAGCTGTCGAAGCTGACCGCCGCCGCGCAGGCCTGGTGGGAAACCGTCACCGAATGGTTGCGCTGGCCGTATCTGCAGATCGATCCAGACACCTGCCACATGACCATCCTGGAGCTATGGGCCTGGCAACGGGACGTGACCCGCTTCAACGGCGAGCCCGAGGCACTGTTCCGGCTGCGTGTGAAATACGCCTTCGTCAACTCAGTGGACGCCGGCAGTACAGCCGGCATGAAACGCATTTTCGAGCGCTTGGGCGTGGGCTACGTCGAGATAGAGGAGCGCCACCCGGACCGGGATTGGGACGTGGTGCTGCTCAAGTTCAGCAACACGCAACTGTCGCTCAACCCCGAGCTGCTGCGCGTGCTGATTCAGCAATACGGCCGGACGTGCCGGCGCTATGACTTCGTGACCATCACCCCCGTGGGCCTGCGAATGGCCCTGATCGACTTCAACGACGACCAGCAGACGCTGGTGGCCAGCCTGTAGGAGCGCACTGTGAGCGCAAGCATTACCATCGCCGGCGAAAGCCAAATCGCCCTGAAACAAAGCCAGAAAAAGCCGCTGATTATCAGCACGTTCATTTTCGCCAACGTGCCCGAGCTGGATCCTGTCGCGCCGATCGATCGCGCTGCAGGCAAGCCGCCGGCGGAACAGATCGTCCACATCTACAGCATTCCCGCGAAAAACGCCGGCTACGTGAACCCCAACCAGGTGGTGTACAGCGCACAGCTGGGGTCGGATATCGGTGATTGGGATTTCAACTGGGTCGGTCTTGAGGACGAGGACGGCGTACTGTTCGCGGTTTCCTCCGTGCCGCTGCAGCAGAAGCGCAAGAACATCCCTCCGCTGCAGATCGGCAACAACGTGACCCGCAACTTTCTGGTGGCCTTTGACGGCGCCCAGGAACTGACAGGCGTCACTATCGACGCCGCAACTTGGCAGCATGACTTTACTGTGCGCCTGGCCGGCATAGATGAGCGCGAGCGGTTGAGCAATTACGATATGTTCGGGCGCGCTTGCTTCTTCGGTGGTTCGCTACAGGTGGAAAAGGTCGATGGTCTGTACCGTCTCAAACTTGGACACGCCTACGTTCAAGGCATCCGCATAGGCCGGCCTACGATGTTGCCGATCAGCCCGCCGGCGCTACCGACAACTGTCTGGCTAGACGTGGCACTACAGCGGAAATTGAACGACGTGGTGGCCAACTGGCAAGTGGTGTTCGGCGCCGATCGGGCGGACTACACCGACAGCACCGGCATAAAGCACTACTGCATCCCCCTTGCAGATCTGCCGAACGCCAACACCATCATCGACCGCCGCACGGTCGAAAACATTCTGAAACCGATGGTCCAGTATTTTGCGGCCCGCGATGGCGATTACCAAGGCTTGCGGGCCCGGGCGACGACGAAAGAAGACGTGGACCTGGGCAACTTGCCGAACGCCAAGAGCGATGATCCTGCGACAAACAGCAGCGAGATCCTGGCCACCACCGCCGCCCTGAACAAAGTACAGCAGCAGGTCGGCGATTCGATGACCGGGATGATCGGGATGTTCCTGATGCACACCCCGCCGCCTGGCTGGATCAAATGTAACTTTGCAGCGTTGTCCCGGGTCACGTATGCCCGGTTATTCGCCACGATCGGGACCCGCTATGGCTCTGGTGACGGCGTAACCACCTTCAACGTGCCCGACGCCCGGGGTCTGACCCCTCGATTCTGGGACGACGGCCGGGGGATTGACCCGGGCAGAGAGCTGGGCACGTTCCAGGACATGCTGATCCAATCCCATACCCACGGCGCATCGGCAACAGCCGTCGGCGACCACGTACACGGAGCATGGACTGACATGCAAGGCGCCCACCAGCACTCGGCCTGGACCGATATGCAGGGCTCCCACCAACACACCGCCCCGCGAGCCCAAAACAATGACGTGGGTGGAGGCGGCCCCAACTTCACTACAGCAAACTACCAGAACGGCACCACCGCCCCGACAGATTGGGCGGGAGCCCACGCCCACAACATCGGCATGAGCACTGCTGGGGCCCACGGCCATAACGTGGGTGTCGGTTGGGCCGGTAACCACACTCACGCCATCACTGTGGCTGCCGCAGGTGGAGCCGAAACACGCCCCAAAAACATCTCCCTTCTTTGCTGCATCAAATATTGAGGCCTGCCATGTTGACGAAAACTGTCTATCAAACTGACCCTCGCGGCCTCTATGTCGGCCCCGTTGAAGCCGATCCGAATCCGCTTGAGCCAGGGGAATTCCTCATTCCAGGCGGTTGTGTAACCGTCGTTCCGCCGCAAGCCCCCGAACACAAGGTGGCGCACTGGACGGGTCAAAAATGGCAGCTGCTCGATTACTTCGAGAACGTGACCATCTACAGCATCACTACCGGCGAGCCCCTGATTCTGGACGGCATGCGACCGATTCCAAGCGGCTACACCCTGAAACAACCAGGACCAAACCAAATCTGGAAGGGCGGAAAGTGGGTGGATGACGAAGCGGCCATTCTCTCGGCGTTGTACCAGGAGAAGCTGGCGGCGATCGGCGCCGACTGCAGCAGCTACATTCAGGGCGGGTTTTCCTCCGATGCGCTTGGTTGGTCGTTCCGCTATGCCAGCGAGCTGGAGGACCAATTGAACCTGACGGGGCTGATCCTGGCGCAGATCGATACGGAATATCCGTGCTACGACGAGCACCAGGTGAAAGCCTTTCGCCCGCACACCGCCGCACAGCTGCAGGAGGTTGGCCAGGACCTGGCCAGGTTCCGCCAGACTGCCCTGCAGCATGCCGAAGCGCTCAAGCAGGTGTTGGCCACGGCTCTGCAGAAAAAAGACCTCAGGGCCATGCAGGCCATCACCTGGGCGCCATCGGTATGACCTGGGCGCCGGTAACGATGCGCTGGCCCGAGCAGGCTACCGCGTGGATCGCCGACCTGGACGACGCCAAGTTGCTGGCGAACGGCGAAATGGCCAGCTCGGCCGAGCGCCTGAAAAGCCTTGATGGTCTGGTGAAAACAAACCCGGGGCCCGTGGGCGAAGCGGCAAAGGCCGCGGTTACTGCAGGCCGCGAGGCGATGACGCGCCAGCTCGGGGAAGCGCCAAGCTGCGTTGTCCTGACGCCATTCCAGAGCGGCGTCGGTCAGGGCACCGGATACCAACGGTTTCTATCTGCGCCGAACCTCCTTGAGAAAATGGCGTTGAAACTGGACGACCTGACCGACTCAGGCCGGCCGGCCGGCGAACAGTACGCGCTGTCGATACTGTTTCTGTCTACGCGCCTCGATCAGTTCGCCAGCGCCCTGGCCAGGTTCAACGCGCTGCTGCCGATGCAGGAGCTGGAACGCGCCGAGCGCCGCGCCCGCTACCTGTACAAGCTCGAAACCGAAAAGACCGAAATGCCGATCGGCAACGCAACACCACGCTGGCAGCCCCTGCCCCTGGAGAGCTGCACGCTGCTGAAAGCCGCGAAGCAGTCCATGTCAGGACAGCTGGCCATGCTCGAAAGCTACGCCGATAGCTCGCCCCTCGATGAGCTGGCAAAGCTGTCGGAGCAGAAGGCCGCGCAGCAGCTGGAGCGCGACCAGGAGCTGGCCAACTTGAAAGCAATGTTGGCGACCAACACCCCAGACTTGAACATGCGCGCCCGACTGATCGGGCCCGGTAACGACCTACGCCGCGAACTGCTCGCTGGCGAGCAACCGGGCCATGAGTGGGTTCTGTGCGCGGGATTGCTACTGGTGGGCACCAAGGAAGGGCTCAGTTTCGTACAGGAGCTTGTAGGCCTATGACGCTGTTACTCGACGGGCAAAAGGTTCAGGGGAAGAATCTCAAGGTTACGGCCAACCTGCGTATTGAGAGCGGAGACTTGTCAGGGCAGACAAGCAACACGGAGAAGGCCCACAAAGGGTTCAAGCCCAAGACGCTGGCAGTGACGCTGACCATTCCATTCAAGGCCGCGGGGCAACTTCGCGACCTGATGCGCCTGGCCGAGGCCACCGCAGGCGGCGGCCAGCTGCGTCTTTATCGCGTGGTCAACGACACCGCCGAAGCGTTCGGCGTGCGCCAGGTCGAATTCAGCGACGGCGTGAGCGCTCGGGAAGACGACACCCTCTGCCAGTGGCAAGTCCAGTTCACGCTGAGCGAACGGCAGTCGAACCCCGAGAAAGTCGAGGGCAGGCGCCCTGGGAGCCGCGTCAAGGCTCAGGGTGGCCCTGGGCAATCTATCGGGGAAGGCCCCGACTCAACAACCGATGCACCGGGCCTTACGGGGTTTGAAAAGGTGCTGAAAAAAGTAGACACATGGCTGGAGTAAGCCGGTATGAAACTGCACAAAGTTCTGACCGTCGGCGGCGCCCGGGTTGCCCTGGTTACCGACGACGTTCGACTGGATCTTAAAAGCCCTGGGCGAGCGACGTTTTCCGTCCAGTCCGAGGCCCCGCTGAAAGGCCTGGTAACGCTCGATATCGGTTACAACGAAGGCACCCTGCAGCGGCACTTCCTCGGCTACGTCGAACGCTGCACAGCATCAAACGGCGTCCTGCAGGTGCTGTACTGCCGGGAGTTGAGCGCGGTCCTTGCCCAGCGGCTGCCGATGAATTTACGACACGTTGACTTGCGCGCCGTGCTGAGCGAAATCAGCGACAAAACGGGGCTGGGCTTTCGTGTTCCGGATAAGCCCTATGCACGGGTGAAGGTGCCGTACTTCTACAACCTGTCCACCGGCTACCTTGCCCTGGACAGCATCAGCCGGGTATTCAATATCCCGGATTACATCTGGCACCAACAGGGCAATGGCGAAGTGTTTGTGGGCAGTTGGAGCGATAGCTTCTTCGGCCAGCGGCCGCCGCTACAACTGCCGGTCGAGCTGTTCGATGGCTACCAGGGCAACCAGAGCGCAATGATCGCGGCACTGCCTGGCATTCGACCAGGTGCAACATTCAACAACGGCGAGCGCATCACCAGCGTGGCCCTTTCTGACGAAAAAATGGGGATCAAATGGACAAGGCAATCCGCCGCGGCGTAGAGCGCGAGTTCCCGGAAATCGCCGGGGGATATCACATTCCGCGCTTCGCTCGCATCCTGGCTATTTCCGACGCTCCGGCCAGTGCCGGCATGTGCGACGACTTCCGGCCACGCTTCGCCGCTGACATTGAAGTCCTGGGCCCGGATGACGAGCCGGACCTGGATATCCCCACGCTGTACAGCGTGCCGCTTCCCCTGCCCACGGGTGGCGATGAGATGGGCTTTTATGCGTTCCCTGGTGAAGGAACAAAGGTGGTCGTAGGTTTCGGCTATGGCCTGCCGAACAAGCCGTTTATCTACGCAATTCTGCCCCACGGCCTGAGCCTGCCGAACGTGCCCAAGGGCGATTCGATCTGGCAGCACAGCGCGACAAGCCAGCAACGCGTTGGCGTCGATGGCAGCTGGTCGCGCCTGACGCACTCGAAAATCACTGACAACTCAATGGACCGTGAAGTCAGTTCACTGGAGAACAGCGAGCGGTTCGGCAGCCATTCGCAGACGGTCGCGGACCACTCCAGCGAGACGATCGGCGGCGTGAAGACCATTGCAGCGGTTGGGGCTGTTCGGGTTATGTCCGGTGGCGGCCTCAATGCGGCGTCGGTCGGCGATATGAACGTGGCGACAGCCCGGGACATGAATCTGGTGGTGGCTCAGAAGCTCAGCGCGACCCTCGGCGAGCTGCAGGAGCGCGTCCTGGGCAATCGCAAGAGCGTAGCGATCAAGACCTGGTTGGGCTCGGAGACAGTCAACGTCCTGCAGATCCTGGGCGACCTGATCGGCTTGGTCCAGGAAATGAACAACCAACTGGCTGGCCATACCCATGGACCAACACCGCCTCCAGGCAACGCCGCGGCGTTTACTGCTGATGCCACAAAAGCTGCAGGGCTCGCGGCCAAGCTCAAGCCAATCACCCTTTAAAAGTTGAGCCTGAGCACCGTCCGCCAGAAGTTTTTAATCGGCGAGGTACGGTGCTTGTCCCAATTGCGCTGCCACCATTCATCCTCGTTTTTCACTTCGGCCTCGATGTCGCTACCGGCCAGGGTTGCCGGCTGCTGGCGGAACAGCATCGGGAAGGCGCAGTGCTGCTTTATGTGCTTCTTGAAAATCACGTCAACAGGCGTGCCGTTGTACGGGGTGTTCGCCAGGATCTGACACCCCTCACGAGACAGGATATAGGCGTGCAGCGCAACGACGCGGCCCCGGGCAATAAAGGGGAACCAGGTTAGCCAGGTCCTGCCCATGCAGTACCCCAGGTGCAGCGCTTCAAATTGCCGAGTACGGATGAATTTATTGATCCAGCGGATGGGGGTTGCTTTCAGCTCATACGGTGCAACGTCGTCTTCAAAGATCAACACCCGGTCAAGCCCGCGCTCGAGCGCAATGCGTGCCAGGTCCTGGTGCGACTCATAGCAGCCACGCACAGGGTCAGCGTGCCGCTCCACAACATGAAACACCACTAGGTTTCGGATCAGGCTTTGTACCGAGTCCCGGAACAGTTCTCGCCGGTCTGATCGCTCTTTCAACGAAATGCAGTAGACAGCATCTACGTCGAACATGATTTTTCCATCCAAGCCCTCAATCCTTTCTGACACCAACCTACTCCCACAAAAACGATGGAGGCGCGGGGTTGAGCCGCGCCTATTGCGGCGATTGTGTCAAAACGATGGCAGGGATTTTTCTGAACCTACTTCGAGTTAAGTCCGAAAATCCGCATCATAAATGTTGCACATGCATCATAAATGATGCACAATAGCTTCACCGAAACGGCGAGGGATACAGATGAAGTACAGCGAGTTTCGGCGATGGTTGAAGGCCCAAGGCGTTCAGTTTCAGGCCGGTAAGGGTAGCCACTTCAAGGTTTCACTGAATGGCAAATCAACCGTATTTCCAGACCACGGAGCCAAGGAAATGGGCGAAGGGTTGAGAAAGTCGATAATCAAACAGCTGGGCCTCAAGGACTGAGGCCAGTTGTACCTCTCGTCAGCAAGTGAGTCGTTACGGAGTCCCGGTAGTCGAGGTAGAGGAGTCACGTTATGTTTGAGTATGCGTTAGAGATTCACAAAGAGCCGGGCAGCTTTTGGCTGTCGTGTGCAGAAATTCCAGAGATGCACGCCGCCGGTGAAACTCTGGACGAAGCGTTGGACAGCGCACTGGATTCAATCGAGACAGCTTTGTCTATTTATGTCGATGATCGTCGGGCTATTCCAACTGGTGGAGGGAAGAGAGCAGCGGGCCACGCCGTGTTGCGTCTGCCAGCTCTCACTGCGGCGAAAATCGCATTGTGGAATACGCTCCTGGAGTCGGGAGTGAGTAAAGCCGAGTTGGCCCGTCGCTTGGATGTTAATAGGCCCCAGGTTGATCGCCTGGTCGACTTTCTTCATCACTCCAAAATCGAAAACGTTGAGCGCGCACTGCAGCAACTCGGGCGCCGTATCTCGCTTTCAGTGGAAAAGATGGAAGCGGCCTAA